GCGTTGACGCAGACGGTCGATGGTGCAACCCTCTCTCACTTGTCAGCGTTGCGCGCCAAAACGGCAAAACCGTTGCGCTCAAAGCGTTGCTCGGATGGTGGCTAACGGAATACAGCCTGGAGGCTGGGCCGCAAACGATTCTCTCGACTGCGCACCGGCTTGATTTAGCGACTGCGCTGTTTCAGGATTTGGCGCCAACACTTGAAGCCAAATTTGATGTCAAAGCGACGTGGGCTTACGGCCGCAACAGCATCAAGATTGGCGACAGCACTTGGCACGTCAAAGCAGCCAGGCCATCAAGCGGTCACGGTATGTCTGTTGACCTGATCATCGCAGACGAAGTGTTTGGCATCGATTCAGAGACACTTGACATCGGTTTGCTGCCGACGCAGCGAGCTCGGCCTAATCCGTTGTGCTCGATGTGGTCTACGGCCGGCACGGAAGACAGTATTGCGATGATGCGTTGGCGTGAGCAGGGCATCCGCGCGATTGACGAACACAAAGCGACTGGCATTTATCTCGCGGAGTATTCGCCGCCACCTGACGCCGACCCCATGTCACCCGGTGCCTGGGAATACGCCAACCCGGCGCTCGGCCACACGCTTGACATACGCACCATCGAGCAGGAAGCGAAGTCACCGAACCGTGCTGGCTTTCTGCGCTCTAGCGTCAACTTATGGGTGCAATCAGAGCTCTCGTGGCTTTCGCCAGGGAAGTGGGAAGGCTGCGCTACCAAGCTGCCGCCGATGCCTGGTGGCGTGCTCGCAGTCGAAGTGGCAGTAGACGATGGCCGGTACGTGGCGGTTCGTTGCAACGGCAACAGTGCTGGGATGCTGACTGCGACTGTCGCGTTTATGTGCGAAACCGTGACGCAGGTTTGGGATAACATCCGTCAACAGATTGCGTCGAATCCTGGGCTGACTGTCGCCATTACTCCGACGCTTGACACGAATTGCCCGACTGATCTACAGCGTCGTCGCGTGCTGGTTGGCTACCAGGAGATTTGCCGTCACACGTCAATGGTTCGCTCGCTCATCAATGAAGGCCGCGTTGCGCACACTGGCGAGACCATGTTGGCTGAGCACGTCGGCCGCGCTGTGGCTGTCAAGACGCCTGGCGCTATTGCATTGAGCTCGACTAAATCATCTGGCCCTATCGAGTTAGCCCGGTGTCTGGTGTGGGCTGTCGGTATGTGTGGCAAGCCACGACCGATGGTCAACCGACCTGTCATTGCATCAAGCGCCTAGACTGACTGCACGATGGCTGTTTTCTCATTGAAGCGCGCAACACCTAACGACACCAAAGCCCAAGTCGGCGCGGCCCAGGGTTATGCCGGCAACAACATGGTTGGCAACTTCATGACGTACCAAACCGGTTTTGACCGGCTGGCCGCCATCCAAATTCCAACCATCTCTCGTGCGCGCGACTTAATTTGCGGCTTGATCGGTTGCTTGGAAATTCATCAGTACGGCAAACAGTGGATGGATGACGAGTACGAAGACATTGAGTTGCCAGACGACACGTGGTTCCATCAGCCCGACCCCAACGTCACACGCAATTTCATCATGAGCTGGACTACCGATGACCTAATTTTCTACGGCCGCGCTTTCTGGGTGGTCACCAGCCGATTCGGCAACGGCTTCCCGGCCACGTTCACTTGGATTCCAGCCGCTGACGTGCAGACTCGTGACCAGGGCGGCCCACAATGGTTCGGCCCCAGCAAACAAGTCACTTTTAACGGCATTGATCTCAATCCAAATGACGTAGTGCAATTCATCAGCCCAATTCAAGGCCTGCTTTCAATGGGCGCGCGCATGATTCGCACCAACATCAACCTGGACACGAGCGCTGAGCGTTTCGCACGCAATCAGACACCAGCCGGTGTGCTCAAGCAAACCGAAGGCGAGCCGTTGAGCGCTGAGGAATTGAGCGAGCTCGCAGCCGGCTTCGCAGCCGCGCGCAACAACAACGCGATTGCAGCTCTCAACCAGTACGTCGACTGGAAAGAGTCGTACATGGATCCGAGCAAACTTCAGTTGACCGAAGCACGCACCTACCAGGCGCTTGAAATGGCGCGCCTGGCAAACATTCCGCCATACCTCGTGGGTGCACCAAGCGGCTCAGGCATGACGTATCAGAACGCTTTGCAGGCGCGACAAGACCTGTACCTGTTCGGAGCGAAGCCATACATCGACTGCATTGAGCAAACACTGAGCATGAATAACGTGACGCCACGCGGCCGCTACATTTATCTCGACGTAGAGTCATACTTGGAGGAAGCACAAATGGAGCCCGACCAGGAAAACGCTGCACCTGGTCGGGCACCTACAAACGAAACCGAGGATGACAATGATTCGACTAACGGCCGCTGACACATTCGTACTCGCTGAGGATGGCGAATCGCCACGCACCATTTCGGGCATCGCCGTACCTTGGGGCGTTGAGGCCACCGTTTCAGACGGTACGCGCGTGCGTTTTGAGCGCGGCAGCCTCCCGATCAGTGGCAAAAAGCCCAAACTGCTCAAGTATCACGACTCAACCCAGCCTGTCGGTGTAGTCACCGGCCGAGTCGACAGCGAAAAAGGCATGGTATTTACGGCGCGAATCAGCGCCACCAGCGAAGGCAACGACATGCTTGAGCTCATCAAAGATGAGGCTGTTGACGCAGTCTCCGTTGGCGTAGACGTGATCGATGCCCGGTATGACGACGATGGCACGATGGTCATCGCCAAAGCCAACTGGGTTGAGCTGAGCCTTGTGACGGAACCAGCGTTCAAGGGTGCTACCATTACAGATGTTGCAGCGACACAACCACCGCGAGAGGAATCACAACCAATGTCCGAGAAGGTCGAAGCAACTGCCGCACTTGTCGCTGAAACGCCTGCTGCTGCCCCCACCATGCTGTTCGCCGAGCCGAAGCCAGCCTTCAAGCTCCCGACGCCAACGGAATACATCGCCAAATTCATGCGCGGTGGTTCAGAGTTCGCCGAGTTCAACGCGCGCATCAAGGCCGCAGCACCGGACATCACCACAAGTGATACACCTGGCATCCTGCCCGAGAGCATTGTGACTCCTGTGTATGACTCGCTCAACCCGGTCAGGCCTTTCGTCACCGCAATCGGTACGCGCGCAATGCCGCAAGGCGGCGCCACGTTCCGTCGCCCCAAGATTGGCACGCGCCCAACGGTCACGCAGCAGCCGACCGGCCAGCTCAACGCGCTCGATCCGTCGACCGTCACCGTTACGAACACGGACATTTCGAAGCTGACCTTTGGCACGTACGTCACGTTGTCCGAACAAGACCTCGACTGGACTGATCCAGATTCGTTGGCCATCGTGCTCAACCAGTTGGCCATTGCCTACGGTCAAGCGACCGACAACTACGCAGTCGACCAGATGGTTGCCAGCACCACGCAAACCGAAACCATCACCGACCTTAGCTCATCGGCCGACTGGATTGCTGCCATCTACGGCGCGGCTTACCAGATCAGCAACGGCAGCAACTACCTGCCGACGCACCTGTTCTGCGCCCCGATCACCTGGGCGAAGCTCGGCATGATTGTCGATAGTGCGGACAGGCCGCTGTTCCCCTCGGTTGCGCCATACAACGCCTTCGGCGTGCAGACCGCATCCTCATGGAACGGCAACCCGCTTGGCTTGAGCCTGGTTGTCGACAAGAACATGGCCGGCAGCACCGGCTCAGGCGGCCTCAACGGCGTCGTCGGCCACGCAGCCGGCGCAGCCGCAGGCTTTGAGTTCTACGAACAGCAGAAGGGCGCCATCTCGGTTGATGTGCCCTCGACGCTCGGTCGCACGATTGCCTTCCGGGGCTACGCAGCCGTGTTTATGGCTGACGCGACCAAGTTCGTGAAGCTCCTCAAGAGCTGAACCAGCAGATTCCTTCCTCCAGGGAACACTGAACGGTGGCGACGTACACGATCACCCATAAACAGGTGGTTGACAATGTTGCCATCGTTCAGTTGCTGGAACCTCTTGAATTCGAGGTTGGTCAAAGCATCACCATTGCCGGTGTCAACGCCACATGGAATGGCAGCCACAAGATTCTTGCGCTGCCTGAGTATTACTTCACCGGCGTCAGTCTTCAAGGCGATTACGAGTACGACACAAATCGCATTATCACCAATCAGGTGCTGTTTGCGCTTACGACGGATGACGCTGAACGCGCGGCCGCAAGCGGCACTGTCACCTACTCGGTTACGTGCACCTGGATTGTCCTGGGCGATTTAGAGGATTACCTCGGCTTTACGTTCACCAATCCCAGCGCCGATCTTGACGTTGCCAACATGGCTATCTCGGCCGCCAACGCTTTTGCTTTCCGTCGACGCCAGGAAGCCGGCTACTGGGATTCCCCCAGCACCGTGCCTGATGGTGCAGCCAAGCTCGGCACCGTGCAATACGCGGCAATCCTTTACCGTGAACGCGGCAGCACCGAAGCTTTCGCCAGCTTCGATCCGTTGGCCACAGGCGGCCCAGTCACAGGCAACTACGGCCAAATACTGCGTCTGCTTGGCTGCGGCAAACCACAGGTCGCCTGATGCCTGACACGCTGTTCAAAGAGGGCTATGACCAGCTCGTGACCAAGCTTGGCACCATTACCGGGCTGACGGTGTTCAATGATCCGCGCAACATCAACGTGCCGTGCGCAATCGTTGAAGCGCCAAGCATCCAGATGGCCAGCAACGTCGTGGCCGACATGGAATTCCGTGTCGTAATCGTTGGTATGGGCACCGGCGACAACCGCACACTCGATCAGCTGCTTGACCTGGCTGATTTGATTCGAGCCGCGCAAATCGGCCTCAACACAGCGCGCCCCACAACCGTCAGTTACGGTGGCGCCGACTATCCGGCCTACGAGCTCGTGATACGCACCAAAGTCGCACCGTAGACCTACTAGACTGCCCACAAGGCTTGCAGCGGCCGCCAACCACAGGAGAATCGCTACATGGCCGTTGCAACCACTTACCTCGCCTCACCGTCATTCCAGATTGGCCCTAACTTGGCTGGCGTCAAGACTTTGACCGACCAGTGCAAGAGCGTGGTCGTCACCAAGGCGCGCGAATCGCTTGATGCTTCGAGCTTCGGTTCATCGGCTCGCAACTACGTCGGCGGCCTCACCAACGTGACGGTCACCGCCACGCTGCTGATGGAATACAGCAGCACGCCTGGCACCTACGTCGACTTGACCAGCCTTGTGGGCACCAACGTCTACGTCGCCGTAAAAGCCGACTCGGCTGCCGCCATCTCAACGACCAACCCGGAATTCCAAATCACTGGCGGCTACCTCGAATCACTCGATGTTGTCAACGGCTCGGTCGGTGAACTCTCGGAAGTGGAAATCACCATCACTGGTGGCACGCTCGTCGAAGACACGACGCCATGAAATTAACGATCCAGGTGTCGTTCAAGACACCGGCAGGACAATCAGTCAGCGAAACGGCCACAACGACCATTGCAACTGCCGCAGCGTGGGAACGTAAATTCAAGCGCCGCGCATCCGATCTCCAAGGCGGCATCGGCATCGATGACCTGATGTTTATGGCGTGGCACGTGCTCAACGCTCAAAAACGTGAAGGCCGTGATTACGACACGTGGCTTCAATCGGTTGAGGATTTCAGCGTCGTTGAGGTCGCTGGCGCAAACCCTACGGATCCGGCAGCATCAGACGCCAGTTAGCTGAGCTGCTGTTGGCTACCGGGTACTGGCCAGACGGCATCGAGTTTGATGTAGAGGATTTGGC